AAGACACCTTTCTTTAGAGGTTACAGAGCTTTAAATCAAATATGGAAAGCTAGTAAAACTGCATGGAATCCTACAGTTCATGTCAACAACATGGTTAGTAATTTAGTTTTATTAGACCTTGTTGATGGAAGTGCTACATATTTACCAGCAGCTGTAAAAGCATTTGTTGATGCTGAAAATGGTAAATCTGTAAAAGTTTTAGAAGAGGCTGCTAACTTAGGTGTATTTGCTAATAACGTTGTAAAAAGAGAATTAGATGTTTTAGATCCTAAAAAATTAAAACCTAGTTATTATAAAGCAGATCCTAATAAAACTGTTTTTGAAAATGGTTTAAACATGAGTTCTGTTATATATAAAGATTTAGTTTTAAAAGAAAAATTTGGACTACAAACTTTATCAAATTTTTATGCTTTAGAAGATTCTATATTTAGATTAGCTTTATATATGGATAGAAAAGCTAAAGGATATAAAACAACTCAAGCTGCACAAGATGCAAGAAAATCTTTTATTGATTATAATATTCAAGCACCAGGTATTAATGCTCTAAGAAATCTTCCTACACCTTTCTTAGCATATACATATAGAGTTATACCTATACTTGCAGAAACAGCAGTGGTTAGACCTTGGAAATTTGCTAAGTATGCAGTGCTAGGTTATATGTTAAATAATCTTGGTGAGCTATTAGGTGAAGGTGATCCAGTTGCAGAGAGAGCTGCAATGTCAGAAGAAAAACAAGGAAGAATAGGGGGACTACCCATACTACCTCACAGAAATATTAAACTTCCAACTAAAGATGGATCTGCATATATTGATGTAACTAGATTTGTACCAGGTGGTGATATATTTGATTTAAATTCTGGAACTATTCCTTTAGTTCCACAACCTCTACAAGCTAATTTTGGTATAGCAGGAGAAGTATTATTTCCTATGCTAGGTTTTGATTTATTTAGAGGTGATAAAATAAAAGGACAAGGTGTATCTGAGTTTGATGATTTTAAAGTTAGAGCACAATTTGGTTTAAAAAAAATGATTCCAAATTTTCCTTTTGTTCCAGGATCATATTCAACAGAAAGAATTGAAGCAGCTAGAAGAGATGATTCCCCATTAAGTAGAGGTGAAAGTGAGTTATTAGCTTTCTTTAATAGTATAGGATTTAAAGTTAATATAGCTGATATTTCAAAATTAAGAACTACAAAAAGTTTTGAATTTAGAAGAAAAGTTAATGGATTAAAAGAAAAAATTAGAATAGAAGGAAATAAATTATCAAGAGGTAAAATAACAGAGGATGAATTTAATAAAAGAGTAGATGAAATTAATTCTAACTTTGCAAAAATAAGAGATAGGTATGTTGAGGCTATAGGCATGCCAATAAATTATCAAGAAGCCGTACCTTTAAGTGAATATATTCCTACAATAGGTGCTGCTATTAAAGAACAAACTAAAAAATTATTTCAAACAAAAGAAAAGAAAAAAGATAAAAGTAAATTTGAACAATTTTTAACTAAATAAAATGGCTAAACAACCCAAAACAACTAGCGAACACTTAATATCCATCTATGGATATATCACAGGATTAAAGAGAGAGATATCTCAAATAAAAAATAATCATCTAAAGCATTTGCATGAGGATGTGGATAAGTTGCATGAAAAGGTAGATCATCTACTGTATGCAGTATTGGGAGGGCTAGGGGCGACAATTTTAACACTAATAGGACTATTTGGATAATGGACAAAAGAACAAAAACAGATACAATAGTAATACATTGCACACAAACTCCATCAGATATGGATTTTGGTGTAGAAAAAGTTATACAATGGCATAAAAATCGTGGCTTTGACACGATAGGATACCACTATTTAATTAAACGAGATGGTACATTACAGGTTGGAAGAGATGAAGATGTTACAGGTGCTCATGCAGTACAGGTTAATGGTACATCAATAGGTGTAGCATTAGTTGGTGGTGGCACAGTTGATATGGGGTGGGAAAATAATTTTTTACCTGAACAATTTGAAACATTAAAAAGTATATTACTAAAATTAAAAGATAAATATAACATAAAAAAAATAATAGGACACTATCAAGTAGATGATAAAAAAAAATGTCCATCATTTGATGTTCCTAAATGGTTGGAGGAAAATGGTTTGGTTTAGTGCACTTAAGTTAGGTTTAAATGCGGCAACGCATATATACAAAAAGAAACAAGAGACTAAAATGGCGATGGCTGATGCACAGCATATGCATGCCTCTAAGATGGCTCGTGGAGAGAGTGAGTATCAAGGCAAGTTATTAGAAGCAAGACAATCGGACTGGAAAGACGAGTTCGTGCTCCTCGTATTAACGCTGCCAATATTAGTGATTGCCTGGGGAGTCTTCTCAGATGATCCAAATGCTGCTTTAAAAATAAAAGAGTTTTTCGACCAATTTCAGCAGCTACCTTCATGGTTCACAAATTTGTGGATTCTTGTTGTGGCAAGCATTTATGGTATAAAGGGTACACAGATTTTTCGTAACGGAAAAAAGTAAATGTCAGAAAACAGTCTTGAACTGATAAACGAATATAAGGATCAAATTCGTATACTTCGCCAAGAGGTAGCCGAATTACAGGATGCTGGCAAAAGTAAAGATGCAGCTAATAAAAGATGTTTACAAAAACTAGAACATACCAATCAAGATTTAGAAGAAGCAATTAAAAAAATAAAAAAACTGGAGGAAAAGAATGATCAAAAAGATACTGGAAAAGATAAAAAATCTTTGGAATAGATTTGTTGCTTGGCTTTTTAGTTGGCGATAGTGAAATTTGGATTAGTTCTTTTTTTATGCTCTTTTGTAGCAGAAGAATGTTTACCACCTCATTATTTTCCTGCAGAATTTGAAGATGAATATACCTGTTTAATGACAGGTTATAAACAATCTATTTTAAAAATGGAAGAAATAGGTAAAGAAGAAATTAATAAACACAGAATGTACATAAGATTTGTATGTGCTGGAATAAAACCCAAAGAAGAAGACACTTAACTATGAGAACCCTCACAATATTATTTATGTTATTATTTACAACTTTTGCATATGCAGGAAGTACTCAGACAAATACTTCAGGTTCAAATACTGCTATTGAAGGGGGTTATACTTCAACTGCTACAACTACATATCAATCTGGATCTAGTTCTAATACTACTACTACAAATACAACTAATTCTAATATTAGATCAGCACCACCTAGTGCAGGAGCACCATCATATAATAGCATGACTCAAGATGTTTGTGCTGTAGGTGTATCTGCGGGTGTTCAAACATTTGGTATAGGTTTATCAGGCGGTAAACATGTAATAGATGAAAACTGTGAAAGATTAAAACTAGCAAGAATACTTAATGACTTTGGAATGAAAGTTGCAGCCGTAGCAATACTTTGCCAAGACGAAAGAGTATTTGAATCAATGATACAAGCTGGAACACCTTGCCCTATAGATGGTAAAATTGGTAAAGAAGCAGAGGCTTTATGGGCTAAGTATGATAATGAAAGACCAGACTACGATACATATGTAAAACGTATGAAAGAACGAGAATTAAAAAATAAAAAAATTGAAGAGCAAATACAAAAAGAATTTGAAGAAGCAGAGGCTGCTGTAAAAGCACAACAACTAGCAGAAGAAAATAAAAAAAAGATAGAAAATTATCAAGGACCTAAATAATGCCACGACCTATAAGAAAATGGGTAGTAAAATTAAGAATGTGGTGGGCAGATATTAGAGGGCATCATGGAAAAAAATGGGACTATGAGCCTGGTGATTATTATATGGGTCGTAAAAAAAGAAAATGAGTAATAAACCATTAAAAATATCAGAGCAGGCTGCCGTGCAGATGCCTATGAAAACGGTTGCCAGTTTGATCACACTTGTTGCAATTGGCACATGGGCTTTTTTTGGAGTACAAGAGACCCTCAATCAGCACTCAACAAAAATAGAGTTAATGCAAAAAGATTTACAGCAAAATTCAGAGTTTAGAATTAAATACCCACGGGGTGAATTAGGTCAATCTTCTGGAGAGGCAGAACTTTTTATGTTGGTGGAGCATATGGCAGGTTTGATTGAGTCTATGGATGAGGAATTAAAAGGTATGAGAAATAATAAAATTAATATTGATTTTTTAAAAGAACAAGTATCAAAACTACAAAAAGATGTAGAAAAAATAATTAGAAATGGGAATGGTCACTGATGGTAGAATTAGTTTTTGCTCTCTTACTTATACAAGATCATAAAATTGTAGAGCACCGTATTCAAGATAGCCTTTCAAAATGTCTCAAGGCTAAACGTTATGCTATGAAGGACAAAAATCCTGGAGATAGAGTTGTTTATAAATGCCTTCAATCTAAAGCAAACATAGAAATATACATGGGGGAGAAGAAAATAACTTCTTTAATATTAGAGTGAGATGGCTAATTGCATTTTTATTTTTATTTACTGTAGTACAAGCTGAAGAAATAACTACAGGCAATTTAATTACCAATGGTAATTTTGAAACTGGTAATGCTAATAGTTGGACTACATCTGGAGATGTTCAAGTATTAAATGATTGTTGTGAACTTAACAATGTACCTAGTAATTATGATTTAGAGTTTGGTGATAGTGGGTCTATTAATCAAGATTTTAATTTAAGTTCAGATACTATTACACAAAATATGTTAGATAATGGTATTACTTTAAACTCAACTATTGAAGTACAAAATGGTGAGTGTGGTGTTACTGGATGCTGGGGTGGGTCAGGTAATGCTGATACATTTACTAACGAATTAACTATAAAAGATTCTGATGGTAATGTTCTCGCATCTAATACTAATATTAGAACAGATGTTACTGGTATAGATGGTGCTAATTTTACGGATACATTAATATATACAGGCACAGGATCTAATGTAGGTAATATAAATATATCTGCATCTGATGCTAATGCACCAGCAAATCTTGGTGGACCAAATGTAGATAATATATCTGTAACGATGACTTATGATACTACAGTTATACCTAATGCGATAGTAGAAGAGATTGAAGATATATTTGAAAGTGTTGAAGAAATATTTGAAGAATTAGAATTTGTAGCTATAGAAGAATTGTTTGAAGAGTTAATAACTTTTTTTGAAGAACCTGTTGTAGAAATGGAAGTAGTTGAAGAGTTTGAAGAAGTTAATTTTGAACCTATTCTAACAATGATTGAAGAAATGCCAATGGAAGAAGAAATTTTAGAAGAAGAAATTTTAGAAGAATTGGTTATGGAAGAAGAGTCTATGATTGAAGAAGAAATGATTGAAGAGGAAGCAATTGAAGAAGAGTTTACAGAAGAAGAAATAATAGAAGAAGAACCTACAAAAATGGTAGAAGAAACTAATGAAAAAGAAGAAGAACCCAATAGCAAAACTACTGAGACTGCCGAAGTTAAGAATGAGAATAATACAAAGCAAAAAAATATACAATCGAAAGAAGCAATCAAAGCTAACCTAGTAAAAATTATGGATAAAGTTGATAAAGATATTAAAGACGTATCAAAAAATTTACAAATTAAAAATATAATTAAGCTAGATGCTATGACAAGTGATCAAGTATCTCTTGATATTTATAATATACCCTTCTATAAAAGTGAAGATATTTATTTAGATCAGATACAAATACAGGATCTTAGACAGCTATATGAAGAAAAGACTTTAGCTAATTATATATCAGTAGATCCTATAGCAATAGTAAATGAAAAATTAAATCAAATAAATATTAAAAAACAACAAATATTAATAGAACTGGAGCAATTAAAAAATGGATAAAATTAAAAATCAATTAGCAGGTTTAGCAGCATTACTTGGAGTCATTGCCGCAATCGGTGGTGGGTTTGTAAAGTATGGTGAGATAACTACAAAATTAGATGCACTAGAAAGTGCAGGTGGTACAGACTGGTCAGCACCAATAGCTGTATTAGAAGAAAAAGTTGCAGCATTAGAAAATGCAGATACTTCTCACAGCCATGACTTTGATCATACCCATGATAACTCAGCTGTAAAAATAGTTGAAAAAGAAATAGAGTTATTGAAAGTACAGATAGAAGAGATTAAAGTTAAATCTTCTAACCCTTTAGCTAATTAATGTATCTTAATGCTAACATACCACCTATAGAATGTTATGTTCGTGGTAATTATTTAAGAGATCAAAAAGATTCACACGACAAATATTTTGAATGTGTTGTATTTGGTTTTACATCAATACCTAAACAAGTACCTTTATTTCATTATATGATGACAGATGGTGGTATATGGTGGAGAGCACCTATATCTGCATTTTGTAAAAAACCAAAAGTAAAAGAATTACCATTAAATGAATTAATGTTATGGGATTCATTTAGTTATAATGTAAGTGTTACTAGATTTTATCAATTAGATGGTTGTAAAATGATTTATACTTCTAGAAGAAAACAACAAAGAGAAGGTAAATATTTATTTACAATAGATTGGTGTGCTGGTGATTATAATGAATTAGATTTTGGATACGCAGAAAAACCAGATCAACATAAATGTGGTCATGTAATAGAATTAGATGATGGTAACTATGCAATTCAACCCAACAATAGACTAAGGATATTTGATCCTTCTATGGCAGCTGATCCTAGCAAACCTCTCATACATAGACTAGTTAATACTAGAATATGGTCTGTGGAAGATACCTCTAAATGGATAACAGATGAAAATCAAGAAGGTAGTTATGACTACGAATATAAGGAGTTAAACGATGGCAAAAAAAAGCACAGTAAATAAAGCAGGAAATTATACTAAACCTGGTATGAGAAAAAGAATCTTTAATAGGATAAAAGCACAGGCATCACATGGAACAGGAGCTGGACAATGGTCAGCAAGAAAAGCACAAGCTCTAGCCAAGGCTTACAAAAAAGCTGGAGGTGGGTATAAGTAATGATTAATTTTATTAAAAAAATTTTAGGTATTAGTGATTTAGAATATAAAGTTAGATTACTTCAAAGACAAAATTATTGGAGAGATAAATATAAACATGGCTAAAAAAAGAGATCCTAAAGTAGGTACAGGCAAAAAACCTAAAGGATCTGGTAGGAGACTTTATACAGATGAGAATCCTAAAGATACTGTTGGTATTAAGTTTGCGACTACTGCTGATGCTCGTAAAACTGTTGCAAAAGTTAAAAAGATATCTAAACCATTTGCAAGGAAAATACAAATTTTAACTGTTGGAGAACAGAGAGCAAAGGTCATGGGTAAAGCACAGGTAGCATCTATATTTAAAAAAGGAAAAGAGTCTATAAGAAAAGGGAGAAAAAAATAATGGCACTTGCAAAAAGTCAAAGGAGTTTAAAAGCATGGGGAAAACAAAAGTGGAGAACGAAGTCTGGCAAGAAGTCTTCGGAGACTGGGGAACGATATTTGCCAGAGAAAGCGATCAAAGCTATGTCATCTGCGGAGTATGCGGCAACGACAAGAGCAAAACGCCAAGGAACAAAGAAGGGAAAACAGTTTGTGAAACAACCAAAAGGGATTGCAAAAAAAGTAAAACAATATAGGAGGTTTAGCTAATGCCAATGGGAAAAGGAACATATGGTTCTAAAAAAGGAAGACCAAGTAAAAAAAAAGTAATGGGTAAAAGAAGTAAGTTAGATGCCAACAAAGATGGCAAACTAACTAAAGAAGATTTTGCTATGCTAAGAAGTAAAAAGAAAAAAGGTAAAAAATAATGGCAAAAACACCAGCATGGCAACGTAAAGAAGGTAAAAACCCCTCTGGTGGTTTGAATGCAAAAGGACGTGCATCATACAACCGAGCAACAGGAGGAAACCTCAAGGCTCCTAGTAAAAAAGTAGGAAACAAAAGGCGTGCCTCTTTTTGTGCGAGGATGAAAGGAATGAAGAAAAAATTAACTTCTGCTAAAACTGCTAATGACCCCAATTCTAGAATTAATAAAGCACTTAGGGCTTGGAATTGTTAGTGTATTTTTATTTATAGAAATTTGTATGGCTGATATAGGTAAAACAAAAGAGTTTATGAATCTAATTAAAGAGGTACGTAATGAGTACCCAGAAGATTCTATTGAAAGAAAAATACCTATATCTTTTGTAGCTACTGTAGCTGCTACAGAGACAGGCAACTTTCAATTTAAAGATGCACCTACTGCAAAAGCTGCTAATAACTTTTTTGGTATGCATGCTAACTCTAACTATATGAAAGAAAATCCTAAAGGATTCTTAACCACTACAGGTGGTGCTAACTTAAGAAAGTTTGCAGATAGTAAAGAAAGTATTAGGGGATTTTTACAGCTAATAACTACAAGTGATCGTTATAAACCTGTAGTAGATTCATCAAATAAAGTAGAAGAAATGTTTAAAGGTATGAGTCCATATGCAGAGAATCCTAATTATGTAAACTTACTTTCAAGCGTTTATAAAGATAGAATTAAACCATTAATAGAAACAGAAAATATGTTGGTACCAAAGAAAAAACCTTTGTCCCAACAAATGGACTACCTAAAATAAAAAGGGGAGCCATATAGACTCCCCACTCACAGGCAACAACAAGGCATCTAGAGTATTTACTCTGGGTGCCTTTTTTTTTGGTCAACCAAATTCTTAAACTTTTTGTATAAGTTGTTTAATGTCATCTTGTAGTTTTCTCCCAACAGCATTAGCATGATTAATTACAGCAGCACATAGATTACCATGATAGGGATAACCTTTTAGTGCTTCTCTAACTTTACCTACAGGTTTACCACCATAATCAATCACAATTGCATTGTCTTTATTTAGACCGATCTTTAATTCAAATAATATACCAGTATACTTATCTAAATTATTTTTTTCCGACATTATCCCCTCCATCAGAATTAACAGGTGTTAGTGTAGATAGAGAGTTCATAAGTTTAACTACCTCACCGTATGGTCTTGTCATTAAATATCTCATAATATCCATTAATTGTTCTGAATTTATAAAATATGTTCTTGGTGTTTGTTGTTTTACTTTTTGTTTTTCTTCAGCCATTTATCCTCCTATTAAAATGGTATATCATCATCATTAACTTTATCAAAGTATTTAGATAATGTTTTTAAGTTTTCTTCAGCACTAGATATTTGATTTAATACTTTATCTAACTCTTCTAAAAACTGTGGATGTTCTCCAATAGCAACTGGTCTTTCTAAGTATACTTCAGCAGTTGCTTTAGCTGAAGCAATCTCTGCTTCGTATTTACGTTTAAGTGCTTCTACAAATGACTCACGCATTATTCCCTCCCTTTAAATTGATAATATTTATTTTCTACTAATTCCTCGTCATCAAGATAAGGATTAGATTTTGCAGCTTTAGACTCTCTTGCATCTCTAATAGTTTGATTCAAAGTTCTACCTTGTCTCAAACAGCCTGCAACAAAATCTTCTACTTCTATGATTGCCTGTTTAACTTGACCCATTACTAACCTCCTTTATTAATCTATTTAAATACCAATTAGCTTTTTGTAAATCTTCTAATGGTTCTCCTTTAAACTTATATCTAGAAACATATTTTAAAACATTACCTTTAAGATATCCATGATACTCATCATTAGTCATACAATCTCGTATTACATCTATGGTTTCTTTCTTACCATATTTATAGTGAGCAGGTGAATTTACATTATCATATTTTCTTTCATTTTCATATGAAATGTCATGTCCATGTTCTTTTAAAGATATATATGTTCTTTTATTTTTTACCATATTCTCTCCTAATAGTTTTAATATCAATTGTTTCAAGGTTATAATTGCCATCTTTAACTTCTCTTTTAACAATTAAACCACTCCACCACATATGCTGCGTATCTCTTGCAAAATGTTCATCATGACTTAGATAACATCCTGCAGATAAACCATGTAGTTTATTACCATTTGGTAAAGTAGATACAGCATAATCTAATAAATGACTATGACCTACTGTAGCAGAAACTTTGTGTTTTGTCAAGAGAGTTCTACCAATATTTTCTCCAGATATAGCTGATCCCATAATACCAGAAGGAAAGTGATGTGCATAATGTATACCATCTACAATCTTCATTTGTTTGTAAGGTATCTCCTGCCAACCATACTGTTTAAATTTAAGATCACTAATCTTTAGTGTGCCATCTAACTCTGGATTTTCATCTACAAATCTATCTATTCTATCTTCATGATTACCATGCAGCATAATCTTTCTAGGTTTATGTTTACCTAGACCTTTATTAAATAAAGATAATGCTTCATGTGAATGTTCCATATCTTTTCTATATCGCCTACCTTCAAAAGATTTTTTTGCTCTATCATAGCTAGATAGAGAATCCATACTACAAAAATCTCCCATGCATATTACATGTGTAACTTTATAATCTGCTGCTAGTCTACCTGCCCACAGAAATCTATCATTGTTTGCTTTAGGTGTACAATGAGGGTCACCTATAACTAAGTGCGTTGCCATTAGTTTAACTCCTTATCTCGTTTCATTTTTAAGTATTTAAGAAAATCAATAACATTAGATTCGTCATCAAATTCTGCAACAGAACTAATAGACATATCTCTATCGTTTTTCTTTTTGTCTTCAGCAAATCCACGGAGACCCCATAGAAACGTTGAATGAGGGTCAGTAGTTGCCATTTTTATCATGCCTCTAGCTATAGTAGAACATAATTCATATTCTTCAGTACCCATTTTAGATTTACTATCCATAACGATACCACAAGTAAAACCTTTTTGCCAAGGTGTAATTATAACCTTAACTGCATTAATTAAATTTAATTTACTTTTTTTTGTCATTCCAATATTTCTCATAGTTTTCACTATTGTATTCTAATACTTTATATTCATAATTTCTTTTCATACTTTTTTTACCAAAATCTTTTGCTTCATTCTCGTTATCAAATATTGTATTACTAAATAATTTGTAGTCTATATCTTTTTTATTTTTAAAGACCACAAAATATAGCATCATATAGAGCAAGTGAAGAATAGACCCCTCAAACTATTCTCCACTACTCTCTACGGTATCATCTTTCTTTGGATTTGTTACAGAAGTGTACCAAACCCATTTAGGATTTTTACCTTTTGATTGCTGTTGTGGTAACAACTGCAATTTATCTCTTCCCCAACAAGGAAGTTTGTATGGGCAATATGAACACACAAAACCCAAAACTCTATTACCAGTAGGTTTACTTCTAAATGTTTCTGCTATATCATCAAAGCATCTTTTAAAAGGTTTACCTTCTTTAATTGATTTTACATTATCTTTAGCTGCATCTAACGCTTTCTTTTTATATTCAGTATGTTCTTTTGGAGTTTCACAAACAGTCCACTCACCTGTAGATTTATTAATTGCTATCCACCCACCAAAGTTTTTGTTTTGACTTTCGCTATATAAAAATCCCTGTGACGCATAACCAAAGGAATCGTCCTTGACAACTTCAGTAAAACCTCCTGCCTCACCAAACTTTTTTTCAAAGGAATAAGGTGACGCACTCTTAATATCCCATATTTTCTCATCGATTTCAACATCTTGCCTACCCTCAATTGAGTCTCCATTAAACTTGTATGTAACTTTTTTCTGCTCATTTTTAACATCTACTCCTGCTGATTTCATAACAAATATAGCTAGTGCTTCAATTAAATCACCAAAAGTATTTCTCATTTTATTATTGTAAGGTTGCCCTTCACCTTTAATACCTTTAGCTTCCATCTGTAATTGACATAATGGTCTACCTACATTTGACATTCTTAATTCAAACTTAGAACTTCTATCTTCTTGAAACTGTTTTAGTAAGGCGTTTTTACACGCCTCACCAAACTCCTCAACAAGTTTACCATCTAACTTAGTTGGTTTTTTAGACACAGAGTCTAAGTATTGCTGTACTTTTAAAAGTATAGTATTCATTACGAAGCTAATACTTTTTCTGGTGCATCCTCAATCTCTTCAACAATCTCTGCATCTATCTTATCAGACCCACTAGACTGTTTTGATTTAGCACTATTGTACGCATCTATTACTTCAGCATTTTCAACATCAATAGACTCTTGAAAAACTTTTAATGTTTCCATATCATCTTCTGATAATTGTAAATTAGAATCTGCATTTACACCTATCTCTGGAACATAGAAAACATTACCACCTTTCTTTTGTCTTTTAGTATCAAGAGAAAAAGTACAATTAAACATTAATTTTTTTCTTTTTTTCAACTGATCTAAAGCAGATGTTACAGGAGTAAAAGCTGTTCCAGTAACTCTATATAAAACTGGTAGATTTTCTATAGAATGTTGTGCACCTTGTGCAGTCTTACCATCTTTAAAAGATAATAAACCATAAACTAATTTATAACATCTAATAGTTCTTTGATGTTCTAATTGTTCTGGAGTAAGAGTTGACCTTTCTTTAAAAGGTATCTTACCACATTTAGTGCCACCTAGTATATCTATAGCTTCTTCTTTCCAGCTTTTAAATATAATAGATCTGTTTATGTACTCACCTTTTTCTGCATCATAGTGCATATATTGCATTGCACTTATGAATGGTCTTAATGTGACTGGTTTACCAAAAACATTTTGACCTATACTAGAATCATAGGTGTAGTAATGACCTACTGGTAGTTGATTACCATCATCATCTTCTGGTGTACGATTGATTGCTAGTCTTGGTATATTATTACCTGTACTAGACCCATCGTCCTGCCCAATGGCTTGCATTATTTGCTCATCAGACATTTGTTTTATATTTACTATTTTATTGTCAGACATTTGTCCTCCTTAATTGTTGATTTGCTTATACCACATTTTTAAATAAAAGTCAAGTGTTATTTTGTTATATTATACAGTATATTTATTATAACAAAAGATATATAAAAACAAGACATTATAAACAATGCATCATCTAACATATTCTAGTCTCCCCATCAATTATCTTAACGCCTAACCCATCAGCATTTGCAAAGTAATCCCACTCTGATAAAAACTCATGGTCTTTATTGATATACAATGTGGTAGGCTCTATTATACATTGATCTTTTAGTGCAGTATACTCAAGATATGCAGAGTATTCTTCATCAGAATATTCATCCATTGTCTCAAGTGCTTCTATTTCTTTAGTCATATTAATCCTCGTATTGATGTTGTCTTATTTTAATATCTAACTCTAAATCACAGCCATCGTTAGCCTCCATAAGTTCTTCTAACATTGGTATAAATTTTTTATGATGCATACCTTCTGTTGAATTTAAAGTTAATTTAGTTAAGTTGTTATCATACTTTTCCTTTTTTTGATTATATTTTTGACCGATAACTTCTACATTATATTTATCTATATACATTAGTTTACCTCCTTCATATTTAACCAATCATATCCTATTTTAAGTTCTGTGTCAAGTGGAACATTAAAATCAATATTGTAATACTGTTTTAGTGCAGGTATTACATCTGCTGTGCCCTGTTTAAATATTTTACTCATCACATCTTCTTCACCAGG